ATCCAGACCCACCGAAGAAGTCCGCGATGGTTTTCACGGACAACTTAAACCGACGCAAAATCCACTCCATCAAAGCAACAGGCTTCTGGGTCGGGTGGACTCGGTTCTTCTTTTCTGACGCCATGGTGAATTGACGAACGACGCTGCGGAAATTTGCCCAGGCAAGTTCGCAGTCGGTTTGATCGCTCTGACCGTTGTCTTTATCCCACACCAGCCAGCATTCGCTGTCGGGCAGCACGGAGCAGTAGTAATTTGCCCCCCACCAGATCTGCTTGGCATCTGGCCAAAGTCCATACACCAGGCGGAATGCGTCCTTGGCAACGTCTGGCGTGTCGTCTCCCAATATGTCCTGCTTGTAGTTTTTTTTCAACACTGACGACTTGCTGACAGCATTCATACCATATGGCGGATCGGTGTGAATGCAATCAGGACTGACACCATCCATCAGGCGCTCAACGTCATGCAGCACCGTACTGTTTCCACACATAAGTCGATGCTGGCCAAGAATCCAAATATCCCCGACACGCGACACTGGATTGATTGGCACATCCGGAACAGCATCTTCATCGGTCAGGCCTGACTCGATCTGTTCTGGCGTCAGCGCAGCGATCTCGTCTGCCGTGAATCCGGTCAGGTCAAGGTCGAACCCCATGTCGGTCAGCTCCGAAAACTCCAGCGACAGCAGTTCATTGTCCCATTCGGCAAACTCGGCCATGCGGTTGACGCTGATGCGAAACGCCTTAATCTGCGCTTCGGTCATGTCGTCGGCCAGAATCACGGGCACTTCGGTCAGGCCCAGCTTTTTGGCTGCCTTCAGGCGCAAGTGACCATCGACCACCAGTCCGTCAGACTTTGCCACCACTGGAATGCGAAAGCCGAACTCCTTGATGGCCCCAGCGATCTTGTCCACAGCGTGGTCGTTCTTGCGCGGGTTGCGCGAATACTCAATCAGCCTGTCAATCGGCCATGTCTCAAATTGCAGTGTTTTCATGGTCAAAACCCGCCATTGCGGGTGGTGGTGCAGGTAACGCTGCCGTCCCAGTTTTTAACGCATCTGGTGACGGTGTTGGCCTGGGCAAGACTTACCATGGTGGTAATCAAAATGATGATGATGGCTTTCATGGTTTCTCCGGGTTGGTGATTTCGACTTGAACGAAACCGCCGACGGTCTCGCCCTTCTGTATTGTGAGCGTCCAGTGCTTGTCGTCCACCTTGAGCACGTCGGCAAGGCCATCGAGGCCAGCTTTGATGCGTGCCAAAGCGTTGTCCAAGTCGTAGGAGCGGCGGGTCGGCGGGTAAAACGTGAGCGTCAAGTGCAACTTTGAGGCCTGCATTGGGCGTGCGCCTTGCTCCATGGCCTGCCAAAAACAGGCCTCGCGGTAGGCTTTTTTCAGCTTGGCCAGCTTTGCCCAGTGGTTTCTGGCGTTCGGGCTGAGGCCAGTGGGTGGCCAGGGCAGCTTGATGATCATGCGTCGTCCTGCTTGGCCTCTTCCAGGCGCTCTGCAACCAGAGTGGAATATCCTGCAATGTCCACCCAGTTATCGATGTATGTCGGGTCGCCGTTCAAAACGCGTGCGATCTTGTGAGCGATCATTTCCAGAGCTTCACGCCCAGTTGCACCGAGGTTGTTCCATCCGTCTGTCTTTTTCATCACGCGCTTGATCTCTTGAGAGATGCGAGCGTGGTCTTTGAATTGGCCATACCGTGCTCCGCGCTCGGCCAGGGTTGCTTTGACGTCCGTCATTTCAGTCTCTCCAGTGTGTCGGCCAGCAGGTCGGCCTCGTTAAATCCGTAGTTCTTGGCAAATCCCTTGGTGCCCAGGCCGTGCACGCCGGTGTTTCCACGGTGATGTTCTGGGCAAAGGCCGATCACATCCATGTGCTTGGCACGCTGGCCCATGCCGGTGCCGTGCCTTGGGTGGTGCAGCTCGACCGGGCCTGGATCGTGTGGGCCGTGTAAGCGCCAGCATACAGCGCAGCCAAGCTCGGCCACCTTGTTCATGTGCTTGCGTTCTGCGTTTGTGGTCATTTTGTCACCACCTGGTAGTCGTGGAAAACGTAGCCTTTGCTGGCGTCACCAACCTTGTGAGCCTTCACCCAGACATTCTTGCCGCTTTTCAGCCTGCGAATGTGGCCGCGACGGTCGTGCAGCCTCGGTGAGGCGTGCGTCCCACTTTGGCTTTCCGACCGCTGCTTGGCAGGCTGGATGATGACCGTGTGCCAGTCGTAGGTCGGCAGCTTGCCTTCAGCGATCTTGCGCCGGTTGGTGAATGTCTGCTTGACCTCTGGACGGTAGCTTTCGCAGCCGGTGTCCATGATTTCCAGCCACTTTGACATGGTGGCCAGCATGATTTCAGCCACGTCTCGCGGCAGGTCGTCGCCTTCGTCCACCGGGCCGTACTTGATCTGGCCATCCTCGATCAGGTAGACCATCGGCGGGAAAGTGGTGTATTTCCCAGGCTGTCCCTTGCTAAGGTCGAGCACGATGCCTTCTTCAGGGTCGCCACCAGCGGCCAGCATCATCATCTCGTAGCGTTCGTGGCTTCCAGACTTTCCAGCCCAGAGCACAAGGTTTTTCTCGAACGGTGGACGGTGCGTCGCAAGGTTGTCGATCTTGATGCCTGTGGACAGGTCAGCGCCAGAAATGTCAAACCACTGCATTTCGGTTGGGTCAAAGCCTGCTGAAATGACCGATCTCATGATTGATCGAACGTGGGCTGTCGTCATGTGATCTCTCCGGTGTCTGGGTCGATGAACTCTGGCGCGGTGAACTTTACGCCTTGCTGTGAACCGAAGGCCTCGATCAGTTCTTGCAGCTCGCACATCTCGGGCTTTGTCATGTTGCTGGTGGACTTTCCCAGGGCAACAAAGCCGCCGTCAATGCCTGGCACGACGTCCTGCTTGGTCAAAGCTGCGGTCAGCACGTCCTTCCAGTTTTCAGGGGTCAGCTTCCTGCCATACCAGTTCACCTGCTTGCTGACGTCGTTCAGCATGGCCCATAAACGTGCGTTCTGTGCAAGCGTCCTGGTCTCTGGCCTTACCTCAACGACCATCCGGTGGCCAGCCATCAGGGATGCTTTGATCAGTGGCCAGATCTGCTGCGTCAGAATTTTGTGCGCCTGGACTGGCTCGAACAGCGTGATTTTTATGCGGTAGGTCATCGCTTGCACTCCATGACAATCGTCGGCTCGTACCATTCGGCAATGAACAGCACGCGGGAGCGCTTGTGACTTTGCTTCATAGCCAACACCGCAAGAGACATTGCAACCTCTGTGTCGCTCAATTTTTCAGTAACGGTTTCCCACTTGCGATGGCCGTACCGCCTGACCTGTCCTATGTAGTGGCCCTTGGGTGCGTGAATATGAACCAGCGTGCTCATGTCATGCACTCCCGGACTGCAATCCAGCACTCGTCGGCGCTGAGGGGGGTTTCGTCAAGGTCTGGCGCACGCACTCCAAGATGCGCTCCCGGCCAGGGTTGTCGGGGAAGCGCTCGATGGCCGCCAGCATGGATGCAGCCAGGCGCTTGTCGGGCCGGGCGCTCAGTACCAGCCTGCAGCAGCACTCCACGCATTTGAACGAATACGCCCCACTGTGCGGCTGTTGTTTCGATGATTCGCATTGCTGGCATGTCATTTCTCACCAATCGCCAGCTGGCCAAGTGCGTCAGCAATCTGAAAGCTGATCGCCGTCTTTCCGCCGACCTTGCCGCCTTTGTAAACCAGACGGGCTTTCTCAGTCTCGCCAATCACGGCAGGCTTCGGTGGCTTCAGGCCTTTCTTGGCATACATCTCGTCGGGGCTTCTGTCGCCTACCAGCAGGCGGGGATAGTCAAACGTCTCGCGGTCGGTGTAGGCGCGGTGCGATTCGCAGAACCGGTGCTGCAAGTAACTCAAGTCTTTGGTCTCGCTGCGGCAAACTTTCGGCCAGCCACCCAAGTCCTCGATGGCCGCGTGAATTGCCGGGTCATCAAAAACCACGTCCGAGTACGCGCCAACACGCTGCATGGCATCAAACGCTTTGCCCCAGGCCAGCATTGCCCGGTCTGTGGCCGTGCCTTCCAGCTTGCGCACCAAGTCGGCAGGCTTTGGCGGGAAAACACCTCGCTCGGCATCCATGGCGTGCTGGGTCAGGGCTTTGCGCACCTGGTCAAGGTCAAAGCGTTGGCAGGCTTGCCACCAGACGGACAGGGCAAACGGGGTGACGTCCTGCTTGTAGAAGGCCATCACGTCGCGCAGGATGTCGGCAAATTGCTGCTGGTCAGTTGCTCTCATGTGTCGCTCCTTGTTGCGCCAGCCACTCGTCGACGGCTGCCTGGTTGCGCTGCTCGACCGCAGCTTGCTTGTTGATCACTTGGCCGCGTTGGGCAGAAACCCAGTCCGCTTTGAATCCCTGCCATCCTCTGGCCACACATTCCTGC